GACTCTGGGCGAAGTATTGTTACTTACTTTCTGGTTAATGCCTCCACATGGAGGGGACCTGATGCCAGAAGGATTAAAGCTGAACTGAAAAAACTATTGGGGAAAGGACATGGCTAAATATCTTTTTAGAATAACCAAAACAACAGAAGCTTACATTGAAGAATCAGGTTTCACTGAGATCAAAGCAATGAGAAAAGCACAAGACCGATTTGATAAAATACTAGAGGAGGGAATAAGAGATAAAGATTATCCACACGTTGAAACTGAGATTGTCCAGGTTGATCGTGATACCTATGAACCAATTGATTAAGGAGAGAATCAAATGACGATGGATAAAGCGTGTCGTATCGTAGGATACAATGCACAACGGTATGCGATAAGAAACATGACCAAAGCATTAAAGATGTTTCGGTTTGGTAATACTGAGGAAGAAGAGGCTCGATTACAGGCTGGTCTTTTTGTCCTCAGAAGATGGAAGAAATACCAACAAGCCTGTTCTGATTACAGAGATAACAAATTTAGGAGAGCATAATGAAGCCACAAATATACGATCAGCATCACAGCAGTAAACTGATAGCACAACTTCCCACTAATCCAGATGAGGAGGACATAGAAGATTTTGAGTACACTATTAATCATCACATTGGAAACGCCATCGAGAAACATGGAAGAAATATGTGGGTTAAAGGCGTTGATTTAGGATGGGATAAAAGGGTAGGCGAGCAATGGATTAACCTTACCAACCCACAAGATATCTGGAAGAGGGTAATACCTGACACAAATTTCTTTTCCTTCTCGTTATACAAGACAGGGGAAAAGACATACAAGGCTGTCTGCTCACATCACGATGTGCCGACAGGAGAGAAGTATTATTATAAATTTATCAAAGGAGAGAAAGAATGAAGACAGTACCAAAGTATGAACTCAAAGGAGACAAGGTTGAAGCTTATGAGAAAAAAGACATAGAGAACTTGGCTCATGCTTTTAAAGAAGCATACGGTGTGTGGGTGCAGGAATGGGAACGTCAGGGAGCTAAAGATGAAGGCTCTTGCGTACTCGGGAACGGATTAATCGTTTGGTGGTCTGCACCCAGAAAACGCACTGCGAAACCGTTAATGGTAGTACGACCGCCTCCGACACAAGGGTGCTTGTCGCAGGAAAATTCTATGGATGCAGCCATCACATACCTTCGTGATCGTTACGATATCAATGTTGAATATACGCCTGGACGTATGGATTAGAAAGGAGTACACTATGTCAGGACCACATACAGATAAAGCAGAACAAGACTACGAAAACAGAGAGGAGGAAAGTAACGTGGAAGATATAAATAATCATATTCAAAATGAAACAATTATTATTCATCAAAAGCTAGAGGTAGAGACAAAGAATATGACCTTTAGTTTGATCTATCAAAAGAATGATGGAACGACAGCAGTAAAGCCTTTCCAGGTATACACTTATAAAGATTTGTTTTTAAATATAACAAAATTTATTAACGACAACTGCTTATATCACGACAACATACTTGGGATTGTAGAAAAGTATGTACCAATACTTGCCAACATATCAGAACAAACAGATTATATGGAGGACTAAAATGCCAAATCACACAACAAACGAAGTAGAAATATCAGGGGATGAGGAAATTATAGCTGAAGTTATTAAGCTTATGACAAAGAAGCATGAAGGTTCTGAAATTGAGGATGTTACCTTCAGTAAAATAATTCCCTCACCTGATTGGGACACAACACCCAACGAGAATGGTGAATTGCCAACTGAAGTAGAGGAAATTAAAAATAAGGAAGGCGATGTTGTCATGTCTGTTAAGAGATTCCCTTGTGGGAAAACAGATGACAGATGGTATAACTGGAACATAAAAAACTGGGGTACCAAATGGGATGCCTATAACACAGATATTTATGAGGACGAGACATCTGTTCACATGAGCTTCCAAACTGCATGGGCGCCACCAGTAGAGGTTGCACAGGAGCTAAGAAAAAGGTTCAAGTCTGTTGAGATAAAATGGATGTTCAACCAAGAAGAAGATCCTCGTTATCAATGGCAGGATCTGATGAATGAAATCTAATCACATTGCTCTTGAAATATTCAAGGAGTTCGTCTCTTTCTGTGACACACGTAAGTCACTTGAAGATTGGTGGAGAGCAAACCGAACAACACTAAAAACAATGGAGACTACCGACCTTGCAACGTACAAGGAGATCATCGGTGTATTTAAACAGAGATCTGACGAGATCAAAAAGGAGAGAGAGAATGGCTGATACAAAATTGGAAAATAAATGGGTAAAAAGAATTGCTCCTATTTTACTTGGAGCCAAAGTAGTTCACCTACAATACCAAGAGAAGGAGGAGTATTGGGACAGCAAACCATTAGAGATTCACTTTAGTAATGGCGTTGTATTATTCGCCATGAGGGATGATGAAGGCAACGATGGTGGAGCGTATGGCCTTGGGTATACTGATAAAGTTACACCAAAAACTATTAAAGCAATCAGAGACTTAGCAGGCGGCACTATTCCCGTCATGAGATAAAGGAGAGAGACTATGGGTTACACAAACTATTGGACACAACATAAAGATATTTCAAAGCATAACTGGATTACAATACAGAGAGAAGTCGAGTACCTAAGAGAATACATTGGTGATGGCTGCATCGAAGTATTTAAAAACGGATCAGAATTTATTTCTTTAAATGGCAGAGGTGATAATGCACATGAGCATTTTGTTATCCAAAGAACAAAATCAAAGGATGGTTTTAATTTTTGTAAGACAAACAGAAAGCCTTATGACCTTGCAGTATGGCATATGCTCACGTACATGAGCCATCTCCTTGGTAAAGACTTTGAGATTAGCAGAGACAGATAGGAGAATATTATGTCAGGATTACTACCTCTATCATATACACTTGTTAGAACTTTAATTGGTGATGATGGGTATTATAAAATAGACAGAGATGATGGTGGACCTCCTCTTGGTTCATATAAAAAAAGGAAAAGCCTAAAAGGTTTAAATCTTTTGCTTGATTTAGAAATAGCAACGATAAGGATATACAATTCTAAAAAGAAATATTTAGGCTTTATCTATTGGAACAATTGGAATGAGGGTGATGAAAGAGTAAGTGATTACAGCACCTATTTTGATGAACATTGGGGGAAGTTCGGAGCAACAGCAACGTGTGACTTCGAATCAATTGGAGACTTGTGCCGTGACTGGCATGAGAAATGGAGAGAACTTTAACAAAGGAGGAACTATGAGTTTTAAAATATACTTTAGCCCTAAAGAAATCTCTATGGCAGAGCAGGCCGGGGCGTTTAGATCACAGCTTGCCCGTGCTTCGGGAGTTAAGAACCAACGCATTGATCCAATTCGATCTGATGAAGAGATTGATATTGCTGGTATCAAAGCAGAGATGGCAGTTGCTAAACTGTATCAGCTTGACCACGACCCCTATCATTTTGGGATAGACTCAGGTGTGGACTTGTGGTCAGGTGAAACATCTATTGATGTCAAGTCAACCTTCCATCCCAACGGACACCTTGTTTTTAAATCACTTGATGCATTTAAAGCTGACATTGCAATGCTTTGCATTGTTCAAGACAACGTGGTGAAGGTTACTGGTGGGTGTGAGAGGCATTGGTTTATGGAGAATCATGTAAGCCGAACCTTTTCTAAGAACAAGAAGGTTTCATTCCCTTCTTTAACACAAGGAGATCTCGAGCCTGTTAATCAGATTTGGAATATTCTTACTCATGCAAGATTATATTAGGAGGTAAAATGTGGATAATACCAAAGAATCTATACGGCACCTGTCCCTCTGTGCAGGATACGGAGGGATCGACCTTGGACTCAGACGAGTTCTGCCAGAGTGCCGAACAGTCGCTTATGTGGAGATCGAAGCCTTCGCTATCCAAAACTTGGTTGACAAGATTGAAGCGGAACAACTGGATCCAGCACCTGTATACACGGACGTTAAGTCCTTCCCATTCAAAGAGTTTCGTGGATGCGTGGACATATTATCAGGAGGATTCCCTTGCCAACCTTTCAGTCAGGCAGGTTCTCAAAGATCGACTGAAGACCCTCGGCATATCTTCCCCTACATCCTCGAAGGAATCAGAGAGTGCCGACCCTCAGTTGTCTTTCTTGAAAATGTCGAAGGAATCATCTCAAGCAAAACAAGGGACGGAGAATCCGTTCTCCAATATGTCCTCAGAAGCCTGGAAGAAGTGGGTTACTCAGCAACGGCAGGAGTATTCTCAGCGTCAGAAATTGGCGCACCACACCAGAGAAAGCGAGTCTTTATCCTGGGCTACTCCACAAGTGATGGATCATATCAACGTAGTGAGGAAGCCAGAAGAAAGATCGGAAGCAGCCAACAAGGGAGGATGCAAGAATCTGAGGGAGGAAGTAATCAACTGGCCGACAGCACGGACATCAGATGCGGAGGGAGGTCCAATCGAAACGGAGCTATCGGATCAGGGATTCAGATCGAAGAGACACAAGTCGGATCAATGGTTCGGAGCAAAACTACGGGATGCAGTGGAAACCCTGGAGAGCTGGCCGACTCCCACAGTAGCGGAGGCAGACAAGATAGGTGGCAGAGCGAACTTCGGACAGAAGGGATTGAACAATCATCCTGCAATCAGGGGGGAGCCAGAGAGAGACAAGCTCCAGAAGGACAGGAAGGGCAGCACAAAGCAGTGGGCAACGCCAACGTCCAGAGATTGGAAGGGGAGCTACAAGCCAGAAAGCCTAATCAGAAAGGACGGGAGGAGCCGACTGGATGCACTGCCTCAGATGGCAGAGTACGATCCCACCAGTGGCCGTCAAGACCAAACGAACCCCAATACGAATGGGAAGAACCCCGTGTCTTTGAGGCTCAACCCGAACTGGGTGGAGCAACTCATGGGTCTGCCAGTGGGGTGGACTCAAATCAAAACCGAACAGACAGACTAAGATTACTTGGCAATGGTGTTGTACCAGGTGTTGCTGAGAAGGCGTTTATGGTACTGTTATCCAGATTAATTAATTAGGAGAGAATATATGGAAGATAAACCAGAGACTCAAAATTTAGTTGAGGTATACCTTATGAGTATGGCTCAAGAAGTAGATATTCTTAACAGAATGACTAAGGACAATCCACAAGCACAAATTGTCTTATCTAAGATGATAAAGGATGTGCGTAAGCTAGAGGATCTTTTGTCATGATAGAGTTTGATGATAGGGATATGGCAATAAAGACATTAGATTTAGCGGGAGAGTTAAGTCAATCTGTTGTTGAATTTATAGAAGGACAACCAATAGATTTACCAATTCAACATCACGAAACAGTAAAATTATTTAGTTGTTTGGTATGTTCAGCACTTTATCACAAAGTAATTATGAAGGAGGCGTTTAATGACATAGAACCAAAGGAAGCAAAAGAAGTTATACACGGTATGCTAGATCAGTTTCTAAATGATCCTGACATAGAGCTATCTAAACACATGAAGCATTAGGAGATTATTATGAGAGTAGAAAAAATTGAAACCTTTAACAAACAAAACCTAGAACAATTAAGAAAAGCTATTAACAACAGCCTTGGATTAATTGGCAGAACTTTTGGTATTGAGATTACATTAGGCAGTGTTTCGTATCAAAAATATAATTTTACTGGAAGGCTTATAGCTAACCTTGAGTCAAAAGACGGAGAGCTTTTTACTAAACAGGCAATAGATTACAAAGCCTTTCATGAGGACTATGGATTAGAAAAAGAATGGCTAGGTCAATCGTTTGACTCTAAAGGAAAGACGTACACTGTTGTTGGGCTTAACACAAAAGCATCTAAGTATCCTGTGATCTGTGAACACGCAGGTCAAGAATACTGTGTTCCAGCCCCTTCAGTTAGATCTGGATTTAAGGGAGCTTCTAATGGAACTGCATCACTTTAACCTAGCTTTATCATTCTTAATTACTATATCACCAGCCATATGGTTTTGGTGCATAACAAGAAAAGACCCTAAGACCTTTCCAACTGCTATGGTTTTGGCTTGGGTCTGTAATGTAGCAATAATATTTTTTGTAGTGTTAGGATAATCTTGCTTGTTTAATTAACAAGGATGCTTTTGCGGCATCCTTGTTATAAATCTTCTCAGCAAGATCCAAAGGATTTATTCCTAATCTTTTCCAAAATGTTTTCTCTCCAATGTGATGCTGTTCACTATGGTGAATCCTACATAAAGGAAGAACCTTATCGTCACCAGGCTTTATACCAATACCATTAAAGCCTATGCGAATGTGAGCAGGATCACAGGGGGATTGAAGGCAAACCACGCAAGGAAGTTTCCTTCTGACTACTGCCAACCATTTCTTATCTCTAAGCAATATTATACCCTATAATATCATACACTTCGTTCAACACAGTATCTCTGTCTATTCCCGGCCATAAGCCCTCATCTGATATTATAAAGTCTATTGCCTTATCAATAAAGGAATTAAATTCTTCCTGTTTAGTTGAGCTAAATGATATTGATTTAGGGACCTCAATAATCTCACCCTTGTATTGCACAACATCCACATGACCGATCTTTAATTTAATATAGTGAGAAAGGTGGTCTTTGTTTTTAAAATAATCCTGATTATCAAGGACTAAAGTAATCAAAGCCCAGTACATTCTGTGTTGTTTTTGACTACGCTTACTTTCCTTTTCAATCACAATAGGAGAACCCACTCCCCACCTTTCTAAAGCCTCCTCAGATTCTTTATCATAGGCTTTTACAAAAAGACCTGGGTATTCTTCTTGGGTGTCTATCAAACCTCTATATTTGTTAGCCATTGTCTCTCCTATCTTCTAGTAAAATCAGCAGGCTCAAAGGAACTATACGTTCCGCTTGCTTTATTGTAAGAAAGAAGAGCCATGCCCATCTTTCCTACCCATTTGAATCGACACTTCCATACATGGATCTCTGCTGTGCCGTCCGTTTTCTCTGGATCTCTGTGAACTGACAAGCCTACATCAGCCTTGGCAAACCATGCAGCACTACCGCTAATATCATATCCTTTAGGCACAGGAAACAAACCACCTTCCCTCATCATTTTAGCAGGATGAGCAACAAACCATACATGAATATCGTTAGCCTTTGCAAACTGCCTGACCTTTGTCAGCATATCTGAGATCGCATCAGTCTCTGTCGTTTCTTTCTTGAGTTGTATAAAGTTATAAGGATCTATCACAAGACCCCTGATTCCCTTACGCATGATAGCGATCTTAGTCCTCTCAAGGATTGACTCTATGGTTGCTGGCTCGCCATCGTTCTGATCTATAAACGTAAAGTAATCACCCACCCACTTCTTTGTGTTCTGCATATTGTTCATGTCTAATCTCTCTGTGGGTCCCTCAAAGAAAGGTGTCCGAGACTTCTTTTCAATCAACTTAATTATGTGAGTCGGTGGATCATTCTCAAAAGAACACACTGCAAACTTCCACTTAAGTCTTTCAGCCAGGTTAACCATCATTGCATCAACAAACTCAGACTTACCAGATGAGGGATGCCCAGTAACAATACTCAACTGCCCTGTGCATATGGTGTAAAGAGGATCAAGTATAGAAAAACCAGTGCTTTCGCCCTGTGCCGTGCCATTAAGATAAAGATGGTCTACTCGGTCAGAGTAATGATCAACATCATACAGACCATTTATAGGCCACCCTTTTGCGGTACTAACTACCTCTTTGAGTTTGTCCTTACCGTGCTTGATAAGAACCTCGTTACTGTCCTTACAGTCTGATGGATATTTAATTTGAAAGCACTTGATCTTACTGATACGTCTTGCAAGTTCTTCAGCAAGAGCAACCCCTTGTGCATCATTATCTGTAGCAATAATAATTTTCTCAGCTCTTTCCAAAACATCCTTGGCATGCCAGATAAAAGAAAACTTCTTGTCCTCTTTAGGATCTATCTTGTTATCAGACACCTTTAAAGGAGCGCCCCCTGGTACAGAAATAACATTCTTATATCCAGATTCATAGATACTCAGAGCATCTATCTCACCCTCTGTGATACAGATTTCTTTTGCATCTTCCTCTATGTTCTGTATACCAAAGAAGGACTTAGCACCACCGTCTCCGTCCTGCACAAAAGCTTTCTGCTCAGTGCATTTATACTTAACTGCATAAGGTTTATCCTTATCTCCATTAAAGTAGGGAAACCCTACTGCCGGGAGTTCTTTCTCAAGCTTTGAAAAGAACTTATTAGTTTCAAAAACTCCATAGTGATGTAGTGTTTCCATAGAAATCCCACGATCTATAAGGTGCTGCAAAGCCCCATTATTTACAGTCTGTATATTCAACGGTTTA